CGACGTCATGTCTGCGATCGAAGCGCTTTGCGGTAAGCACGATTACAAGACTGTCGTTATTGACTCGCTCGACCACCTGGAGCCCTTGATCTGGAAGAAGGTCTGCGAAGACAACAACGTCAAAAGCATCGAGCAGCTGACATACGGCAAAGGCTACGTCATGGCTCTCGACCTGTGGCGCGACCTGCTGTCTGGCTTGCGGTTTGTTCGCGACAACCAGGGCATGAACGTCCTGCTGATCGCACACCACCAGATCCGCAAGCACGCAGACCCAGAGATGGAGCAGATCGATCGGTACGAGATCAAGCTCCACGCGAAAGCCAGCGCGCTAGTGCAAGAGTCGTGCGACCTGGTGCTCTTCGCGAAGCACAAAACTTTAATTAAGAAAGAAGACACGGGCTTCGGCAACACGCGAGCCCGCGGCATCAGCACCGGCAAGCGCGTGCTCTGCACCGTCGAAACGCCGGCGTATGTGGCAAAGAACCGATTCGGCTTGCCAGACGAGATTGATCTCAGCTGGGACGCCCTCACCACCGCAATGAACAACAAACTCGAAGGAGCAGCCTGATGGCACAGTTTCAATTTAGCACCGCCGGTATTGAGCCGGCATCCGCGCCACAAGAGCGCCAGCCACTGCCAGAGGGCACATACAAGGCAGTCATTACTGACAGCGAAATGCGGGCAACAAAAGCCGGCACTGGGCACTACTTGAATTTCACTTGGGAAATCACGTCTGGCGAGCATCGAGGCCGAAAGGTTTGGGCCAACTACAACGTCGATAATCCAAACGAAAAGGCGGTCGAGATTGCCAAGCGCGACCTGGCAAGCGTCTGCACGGCGATGGGCAAGGATGGCTTCGCAGACAGCCAAGACCTGCATTTTCACGAAATTGAAGTGCTGGTGAAAATCAGAGAGGCGTCGAACGGCTATCAAGCCAGCAACGAAATACGCGGCTACTCGGCGCCAGCGGGCGCTGCACCACCGCCACCGGCTGCCCCAGCTGCACCAGCGGCACCAGCTGCTGAAGCCGCGCCTGCGCCTCTTGAAGAGAAGACGACGCCGCCTTGGAAGTGATAGCAGCCAGCAAAACGCTCGAAGCAATCGACACGAGCATCGAGGCTGACCAGGACAACGCACCTGGCCGGCTTCACTTCGGTGCGTCGATTGCTGGCGAGGAATGCAGCCGCAAGCTCTGGTACGGCCACCATTGGGTGCGAGGCCAGAAGCATTCAGCACGACTGCTACGTCTGTTCGCTCGCGGCGAGACAGAAGAAGTGCGCTTCGTAAATTACCTGCGCCGCGCTGGCGTGACAGTCTGGGAAGTTGATCCTGACACGAATCAGCAATGGCGCATCGAAGATCACGCAGGGCACTTCGGCGGTTCGCTCGACGGCATGGGCAAGGGCTTGCCCGACGCACCCGACGAGCCGCACGTCTTGGAGTTTAAGACGCACAACGCCAAGAGTTTCGCCGACATGGTGAAGCGTGGCGTATATGAGTCGAAGCCGATGCACTACACGCAAATGCAGATTTACATGCACAAGATGGACGTGCAGTGGGCGCTTTACATGGCCGTCAACAAAAACGACGACGACCTATACCTGGAGCGAGTGCCGCTCGACCAGGCGCACGCAGAGCGCATGCTTAATCGTGCCAAGCGCATTATCACAAGTGACCGCCCGCTTGAGCGCATGAGCGACGACCCGAGTTGGTTTAAGTGCAAATGGTGCGACTTTTATGACCTGTGCCACGGCACCGCCACGCCGGCCATGAACTGCAGAACGTGCGCGCATGCAACGCCAACGATGGACGGCGACGGGCGATGGCACTGCGAGAAACACGACCGGCATCTCGACAAGGCCAGCCAGCGTAATGGTTGTGACGACCACAATTTCATACCGCCGCTGCTTGCGAACTGGGCTGAGCCCATTGACGCAGACGGCGACGGCGTGACCTACGAAAACAAAACGAACGGAAAACAATTCACCAACAGCCACGCGCACTACAGTTCAGCTGAGGTTGCGTCAGTCGAGTCGCCGAAGATCATTGGCGACGCAACGACCGATCGTCTGAAGTTTGAGTTTGACGCGCGCCTGGCGGGAGAAGCGAAATGAACCTGACTGACATACCAATGGGCGAAGTTGTACGCGGCATTGAAAAGCCTATGCCAAGGAGCAAAAAAGCGCGTTCTGCGACGAAATGGGCGCGTTTTAAGGCAGACATGAAGATTGGCGACTGCGTGCGCGTTGCGGACGTCAAAGAAAAAGACGCAATGAAATCGTACTTCCGCGCCAACAAAGTTGGCTGCCAAACTCTGGCAGTCGGCGACGGTAGCTTCGTTGTCTGGCGCACTCGTTGGGCCAGCAAGTGAGCGATGAATGGGTGCGGGTGCTGACCGAGATGCGCGCAGCCGCAAAGGCTGCTCAGCGTGAGCGCGAGAAGAAGCCAGAAAACTGCTTTTTCTGCGAGCACATGGATCGTGAGCCAGGCTTTTGCGGAAAGCACATGGCGCGTCCGCCGGCTGACTTTATGCCGAAGGAAGGCGCTTGCCCCGATTTCATCGAAGAGATTCCATTTTGATCCGGCCCCTGCACGCAAGCCTCTCCTTCAGTGTGCAGCCTTCCCCTGGGCACGTTCCCGTCCGTGTGGCCAAAGGCGGGCTCTTTTGGAGCATCGCATGAACGACTACGAGTTTGAGATTTTGATCACGACCAAAAAGTACATCAAGGCAGAAGCGACCTGCATCGAAGAGGCCAAAGACAAGGTATTGAAAGTTGCGCGCGATCGCATGGGCGACGACTTCCACAGCCTGCAAATCAACGAGCAGCCAAAAAAGCAATGAGCGATCTGTTTTTCCGAGCGATCAAGGCGCAGCGGCAGGCCAAACACCTGATGTCGCCAAAGACCAAGCGGTCTGGCAATCGCCAGTTTCACCGAGCGCTGACTGACGAGCAGATCAGAATTGTGCTTAAACTCTGGCGCGGAGGCATGCGCAAGGTAGCAATCGCCGACGCCACGGCGCTCAACCAATCAACCGTTTACAACGTCATCAACCGATACGAAATCACCGATGGCCAAGTCAAAAAAATAAAGCGAGAAATCGAATGAGCATCGACGACGCAACGCCAGCAGAATGGAATGCCCTGCGGAATCCGCCCGAGCACTACACCCAGGGCAACATCGAAGTGATCGAAGTGATACGCGACACGCTCGATAGTGACCAATTCAAAGCCTACTGTCAGGGCAACATTTTGAAGTATGTCATGCGTGCCAATCACCACCGCCAACCCACCGTCGAGCACTTGCGCAAGGCGCGTGACTACTTGAACTGGTGGATAGATGAAGAGGTGCAGTCGTGATCGTGACTGAAGCAAAGTTGACTGAGATCACCGGCTACACAAAGAATCAGATTAAGCACCGCCGGTTGCAAGCGTGGGACAAAGGCACGCATTATTGGTCTGATCCTGCAAACACGACTGTCTACGATACGGAGGCAATAACGGCATGGCAGACAAAACAGCGACCGGAATCAGAAACAAGCGCGGAAAATGCGAAATCCGTTGGTGGGAAGGCAACGTCAGGCGGTCTGAGACGTTACCCATCGCCTATAACGCAACTGGTATAGCGTCAGCGCAGCGCATTCGCGCTCGCAAGATTCAAGCATTCATCGAAGGGCGCGAAGAGGCGACAGAATGGCAGCCCATGCCCACCTTCGGACAAATGGCTCAGGACAAACTGAACGAGATTAGGCACGGCAAGCCGTCGTCGCATCGCGCAATCAAAAGCCGACTGCAAATTTACTGGATGCCTAAACTGGGCCAGCACCTGTTAACGCAGGTCAAACAAAAGCACGTCAAAGAAATCGTTAACGAAATGCGCGACCTGGGACGCTCGCCCAAGTACATTCGCGAAGTGATTAGCGCAGGAAGCAGTGTCCTGCAGATGGCGATCGAAAACGAATACATCGACCACAACCCTGCCTTAGCCGTCTCGCGCGCCTTTACGCGCAAAACAAAAACGAAGGTGCAGATAGATCCGTTCACGCAGGAAGAAATGGACGCCGTCATGCCGCTGTTAAATCACGACGACAAACTCTTCTTCGCTTTGCGTTGGTACTGCGGGCTACGGCCTGGCGAGGTGATTGCGTTGACTCGCCAAGATGTTCGAGATGGCTACATCCACGTCACGAAGTCGCGCGTCGAGGGTAACGACGATACGACAAAAACAGGGACGGAGCGCAAGGTGCCGTTGCCGCCTCAAGTTGCAGCGCTCATATCGAGCCGAGTAACTGACTTGCGAAACGATCACTTGCTGCTCACTCAGTACGGCGAGCCATACCTAAAGCCTAGAGTCTTCAATGAGCGTTTTGTTCGCGCTTTGAAAGAAGCGGAGGTTAGGTATCGCAACCCTTACAACGTGCGACATGGTGCTGCGTGCCGCATGCTAGCGGCAGGTATGAAACCAGGTTACTGCGCAAAAATTCTTGGTCATTCGCTGCAAATGTTCTTCAACACATACGCGAATTGGATTGATGCGGAAGAGACGAAAGCGCAAGAAAACATCATGCGCTCACTTAAATAAACTGGTGATGGTGGGCCCAAACTGGGCCCAAATTGATCCGTAAAAAATAAATTCCTTACCAATCAACAAGTTAAGTGGTCGGGGTAGAGAGATTCGAACTCTCACCGCTACTGGCGCAGCTTGACGCAGCTGTAATTGACGCCAATAAAATCAATGACTTACAAATCCGGCTTGGCTCAGCTTGGCGTAAATTGGCGTATTTCGAGCTCCAACTGGGCCCAAACTGGGCCCGCTTTGCGTTTAGACCAACAAACTAAGCGTCGAAGACGACGCCAGCTGCTGAACTTCGACCCGACCATCCTTGGCCGTGTAGAGCGTCGGCTGAATCGTCTCAACAGCCTCACGCACGAGCTCGCCCTCGCCGCCAGTTCGCAGCACTTCCTGGCGCTGGACGGCTACCGTCTTCCAGGTGACTGGCGCCGGTGCGCTTGTCATCGAGACGTCCATTACTGGGAAAGTATCCGGTCTTCAATTGAAACGTTTTCTTCTGTAGCCAGTGCGGTCGGCAGCGCAACCGTTGCGGCACCAGGTCTTGGGGCAGCACCTTCATAACCGAGCCGATTGTTTAGGCCAATGCTTGCGCCAGTGCGTCGCGCCTCTCCAACCCCTAGCGGCACCAGCATGAGCAACTTATCTAACATAGGGCCACGCATTTGAAATGCGGTTGCGGCTTGCATCGCCAGATCTTTGAGGTTGCGAGCGTTTGCCGCGGCTGTGTTGCTGTAGTTTCTGGTCGTGTTTTGCACGCGATCAGCCACTCGAGCGAATTGCTGCAATAACGCTTTTTCTTCTGCACTAAACGCAGCCGACATCACAGCCGAGCTCCGCTCTAAAGCATCGTTAACCGAGCCTTTTAGTTTCGCGCCGCTCAAGTCGCCCTGGCGAGTGCGGCCACCAGAAGCAATGCGCAAGAACAATTCTTGGCGCAGCTGATTCCACTGGTTCTCTGGCAGTAGTTCTTTCATCTTCAACAAGTCGCGTTGCAAGTTGCGCTTAGTGATAAACCCAGTGTTGGATGCGTTAAAAATAAAATTGGCGGCATCGTTTGGCGCAACATTAAACTCAAGCTGCGAGGCAGGCGTCCCCTCTCTCGTTGCCGTCAACAAGTCAACCGTGTCTCGGTCTTTATAGGTACGCATGAAGTCTGCGTTCTGCGCTATTGCGTCACGCCATGCTCCGACAGAGTTAGCATCGCCAGTAATTAACGCGCGATCTAACGCGCTGTTCATTTGCTGGTCGAAAGTACGTTTTGCTGACATCAGCGCGGTGCCCTCGGGCGTGCCTCGCTCGATCGTGTTATTAACTCGCGCACGCCATTCAAACATCTCACGCACAGACACTGGCGTTTCTCGGCTAGCGAAGCCACGCAATTGATTAACCAGGGCACCTGGCGCGCCTTCTAACACGTCTGGCGCAAAATTTGTCCGAATGGTGCGCTCAATACCGTCTGCCATTGTCGTGATCGCTGGCTGACTGTAAACGGCAGGACTTCCACCAGAATATGTGCCGCCGAACAGCGATGGGTTTCGCGCTTGCGAGTAAGCCTCATTTTTTTCTTGATTAGCTTGCAGACGCTGTTGTCCAAGTTGCAGCTGAGCCGCTTCGGCCCCCTGCCCTCGAGCGATAACAGGCCCGTCGCCCGCTATTTGCTGCTGTATTGCAGTTAAATTAGATTCTAGGGCAGGCGTTTGCTCCTCAGTCACAAACTGATTCATGCGCCGCTCTACCGGCTCGCCATACACGCCCTTGCGCATTTGATCCTCGACCAGCTGCTCGCTCGGGCTGCCGGTCACTTGTCCGCGCGTCATTGGCACTGGTGTTGGCAGTGATGCTGCGTCTGCAAGTATTGCTGTTTGCGCAGCCGTCATCTCACCGCCGCCCAAGGTTCGTGTCAGCAGGGCATCCTTAAACTCTTGTGTTGTTTGCTCCCAAACAATGCCGGCCTGTTCGAGCGCGTCTCTGCCTGCTTTCGTTATGCCGCCTTCGCTGTCGAATATCTTTTGCCCTTGCGCCATTTTTTGGCGCAACCCAGGCGCTACAGACAGCGCCAAATCCAAGCCCGTGCCAATGGTGGCTTCTAGCGCACCCGTTGTCAGAGCGCGTGGCACGTCAACATTGGTCGCACTGTCAATGACAGACTCGCCAGCGAGCATCCCCGACGCCACGTCTTGTCCTGCACTCGCCGTGGTGCCAGCGCCAAACATCCGCGCTGCGTTGTTCAACATGCTGATGCCTTGCTTACCTACGCCAAACACTTTTGCTGCGCCCAGTAACGCCCCGCCTTCGCCGATGACGCGAGACGCATCTTGCGTACTAAAGCCTGGGCGGTTGATATACGCGCGTCGGCTTTCACCAGTTGAGTCTTCAAAACTGACAATATCAGTGCCGTTTTCGTCTTTAGTTATTTTGGCGTTAGGTATGTGACCCGCTACAGCGCCTTGCAGTTTTGTTTCGTCGCCGGCCATCATCATTGAAGGCCATAGGCTAGACGTCGAGCTTAGCTCTGGAGACGAGTCCATGAGATCGCGCAGCGACGGCAAGTCTTCTAAGTTATAGCGCTTACCGCTAGCAGCCTCGAAAGCCCGCTCAGCTGTGGTAAGCCTTTTGTAGTTACCTAAGTCATTATCGTCGCCACCAAGAAAAAATAACGGAACATTCCCCTCTCCTGGCAGATTTTCTATGTATATCTTTCCTTCTCTTCGCGCCATCATTTACTACCTGGTGGTTGTGGGATACCCGTGCGTTCTTTTTTTCCAGCTTCGTTCGCCGCAATAATTGCTTCGACGTCTGCTCTGATGTCGTCAAACATTGGGTTGGCTTCGGCGTAGGCTGCTGCTTTTTGTTGGAAGCCTTCGTGCGTTCCATTTTCTCGGAAATGCTGCTCGGCCAGTCTCGATAGCTCTATGTCGCGCTCTAGTTGGCGCTCCATAACGATCAACAAATAAGCATTGCCCTGCTCGGTCTTAGCAAGACCTGGAACTGTTGCTACCAAGAAGTCTCTGTCGCCGTCAGACATGGAACCTGGCATACCAGCACCACCAGCGGGGTTTCTAACTTCTAAGGCTAATCGCTTGGTCAATGCACCAAACAATTCTTGCTCTCCTATTGTGTCAACATCAAAACCGACAGATGACATGAGGTTACGGAAGCCCATCAGCTGCTCTTGGCCAGCACCTGTAGCTAGACCTTCTCGCAGTAGCTGCTGCATCAGCCTCACGTTTTTAATTTTTGCTCGAGCCGAATCACCTGCAGACATTCTGGTCTCGAACCTTTTCGCCAGCCTGTTTTTGTAGGCTAGTGGTTCAATTTTCGATATTTCTACGTCAGCCTTCGCTTCTTCTTCAGCTGTCACACCAGCTGCCTTCAAGTTGTTCAAATCGTCAGCACCACCCGCTGCTGCAATATCTTGTTGCAGCGGTGTAGGCTCAATCGCTATATCCACCTCGCCAGTGAAAACGTTTGATTGGCCGAATGTGCCCTTCGGCGCGCCGCTCAATTGACCAAATCCGCCACGCATATTTGTCGCCAAATCTGCCAACTCTTCAGTAGGCAAAGTAGTCAAAATTCTTTTCTGCGCATCGGGAAAATAAGGCGATAACGCGGCTACGAGTTGCTCACGCCTGCTTAGCTCTTGTTGAAATTCTTGTATCTGCAAGCCTTTGTACTGATTGCTTAGCCGCTGGCCTTTTCGCTGCGGGCTCTCATCTAAATACAGGCCGTATCTCAAAGGCTGCACGATCGCGTTCTGCACAAAATTCGTAACGCCTTCTCGCAAATTACTTGGCGGCACAAAACCTGTGTCGATTTGCGGCATCTGCATTTGGCGCATTCTTCGGTCATTAGGGTCAACCGTAGGCAAAGCACCTGCACCGGCGATCTGTCTTTGCGCGGGTGTCATAGTAGGGAACAAACTTTCCGCTAGCCTGCGCTCTTCTTCATAATCAACTTCCGCCATTAGATAAGCCCTCGTTGTGCGCTGTTAAAGTAGCCCGTAGGCAGTTGCACTGACTGATTCATCGCATCAAATTCAGATTGTCCAGCCGCTTGGAATGCACGCATATTTGCCATGCGCTGTTGGAAACGCTTTTCGTCGGCATCTGTCTCGCCATCTAACGCTGACGCAAGTTGATCACTTGCGTATTTAGCCGGATCTTGCACAAGCCCTCTGACCGCCTCGATGCTTGGCTGCACTGTCTGCATCGCGTATGCGCCTGGATTGCTAAAGGCTTCGCCAACCTTGTCAAATCCTGCGCGCGTGCCTTTAAAACTGTCGCCTAGCAACTCGCGCATGGTTTTGTCGTCTGGCGTCGGTAGCTCTTCCATCTCGCCTTCGCTACTTAACAATGCGTTTGGAAGACCTGCCGCCGTCGAGGCTGCTGACATAAGTTTGTTGAACATTTTAGCTTCCTGGTAATCCGACGTTTGTGCTTCGACCTTTGCTAGCGCTCGTCAGCGGATTAGGCAACAAGCCAGCACCACTGCGAAGCACGTCAAACATGCGGAATGGATACTCTCTCGCTTCTGCAAATCTGCGATAACGATCATCGAGCAGCTGCTGCGCTGCGCCTTGCTGCAGCCCGCCAACGCCTTGTAGCGCCGCTGCGTCCGCGAACTGCGTACCGCGCAAGTCGCCACCAAGGTTTGCCAGCTGAGCAGCTGCACCCTGGCGCATGCCAGACGCCTGCATGCCGGCACGTTGATTAGCGAGCGCCGCTTGCAGGCCAGCGTCTGCGTTGAAGCGCTGAGCGTCGAAGCCTAGCTGCTGGCTGCGTAGCGCCGCGTTTTGGTTAGCCAATGCTGCACGCATTTGCGCGTCCTGGTTTGCCAGCTGTCCGCGCTGCCCTAGCTGAGCGGCCTGAATGTTGCCTTGCTGCGTCGCTTGTTGCGCTGCCAGGTTGTTTGCTGCGTTTAGCTGTCCGGCGCGCATAAAGTTTGCGGCTGACGTGGTGTCTGCTGCCAAGCCTGCTTGCTGATTGGCCAGCGCTGCACGCATGTTGGCGCTCTGCGCAGCCAAGCCGCTTTGCAAGCCCATCTGAGCCATCTGCTGGCTTGCTTGTTGAGCTCGACCTGCAGTGTCTTGCGCTGCCGTCAAAGACGCCCGCTGATTCGCTTGCTGGCGAGCCAGGTCAGCCTGCAGGTTTTGACCGCCAGCTGTTAAGCCGGCTTGCTGGTTAGCAAGTGCTGCTTGCTGACCAAACTGCGCCGTCTGCATGCCTGCTTGCTGAGCTCGATTGAGATCCGCCTGCGCTTGCTGCTGCGCGTTCTGGAAGCCCTGCTGGCGCAGGTTGACTGCTGTGTCTGCTGCTTGTCGCGCGAAATTCCTGTTCGTTTCAGCCCTGACCAAAGCGTCACGATCACCACCAAACGCACCAGCCGATACGGCACTCGCTGCGTTTTGGTTCTGCGTCATCTGGCGCGCTCGATCTAAGTCGCCAAGCGCTGCATCAATAACGCCAGAATCGTATTGGTTTTGATAAGGCGTCAGATCCGTTTGCGCCAGGCTTTGCCCTGCAACCGTTTGGCCCTGCACCTGTTGTGCTTGCACTGGGTTCAAGCCACCGATTTGTTGAGCGCTGACACCTTGGCTTTGAATGTTACCGACACCCACTGGCCCTGTTGGGCCTACTCGCTGCGCACTCACGCCTTGCGCTTGTACCCGCTCGTTATCAATCGGAGCAAAGCCAAATCCGCTCTGCACGTTCGATGCGCCTACATTGCCAACTTGTCCTGGCGCAGTGATCGACCCAGCGGTTACTTGCGAGGGCTGAAAGCCTGTCTCTGCTCGAGTCGTTGCAATGGCGTCGTTTATCTCGCCCTGGCCTACGCCAGCACGCGCAGTATCTGCGGCCATGTTCATGCCTTCTAGCTGCGCAGGCGCCAAGGGCGCAATCGTTGCGTAGTTATATGGCGTGTATGGCGTTGCAGCAACACGTTGCCCTTGTCGGAACGTGTCGGTCAGCATGCCTTTAAGCTCTGGATCGAATGTTTGCTCAGAGCTCTGCTTGTTTTTGCCTAGACTCATAGTCCTACCATCCCAATGTCAAAGTTGCGGAAGTCTGGCCGTATGTCACCCATGACCGGCGAAGACTCTGAAATAAACGGCCCTGCTGCGGGCATTACTGCAGGCCGGTAACTGCCTCCGGCCATGTCCAAAATAGGCATCGACTGACTCGGTGCCTGGTAGTTATCAATCAATTCTTGCGCCGCTTTGCGCTTTCTCTGACTGACTGATTGCCTATTTACGATTTCCATTGCTTCGGCCAAACCTGCAGGCACTGATGGCCCACCGTACTGCCCGCCTTCGCCGCCAATGCCAACATCAAAAATCGTTATCCCATTGGACTGACCGTTACCTGCCGGTTGCCGAGCGGCGACCGGAGCCTGTACTGGTGGCTCGCTGCCAGGCAAAGGAAACTGCTCGTAATACGCCATGTCAGGTTGCGTGATCTCAGTGCCAGACCCGTAAAAATCTTCTGGCAACGCGGGAGGCGCGGCCATTGCCTGCTCGGTGAGCGAAGGCCCGCCGCCTTGCTGTAAATCGCCCATCAAGCCTGGGTTAATGCGTAACAATTCTTGCAGGCCGATATTGCTACCGCCGCCGCTGCTTCCGTCTTTGCTCATATCTGCTTGACCAATGTTGTGTGGGCTTCTTCCCAATTCATTTCTTTTAACGCCTTCGTCCAGCCTTTGCGCCCGCTCATGCTGAGCGCGGAGCACTTCAGACTTTTGGCAAACGAAATCAAACTGGATTCCATATCTTTTATCTCAACCAAATCACCCGCCGCTAGGAAAACATGCAACGCTCTCAGGCGCGGGTACTGCACGATCTCAGTGACCAGGCAGCTTTTGCTTGCCGGCCAAAAAAACATGTCGCCGACACTGATCGACTGCAGCACGTCTTCGTATGTGTGCGTGCCGCCTGCTCGCGCTAGCGCCATCTCTAATAGCTCGCGGTATGGCCCAACGACGTCTTCTGCCGTATGTAAAACTGCCTCGCTCATAACGACGTCGCCGAAATGGTGCCGTCGTTCGCGACAGTGATACTGAATCGCGTGCCGTCAGGGCTCTGCAAAATCAGCCGCTCACTTCGTAACTCGACGTCCTGGTTCTTTTTGCGATTCAAGTTGTCAGCCTGCTCAATCAGGTTGTTGCGCTGGTTTTCCTGCACAAAATCATAATTACGCTGCGCCTCGGGCAAGATCATCGTCTGCTGCCCTCGCGCACATCGAGCCGCATGTTGCCTACTCGCCAGCTGCTAGGCGTATTGCCGGTGACTGTCATCTGCACCTGGCGCCCCTGAAATCGCACGCTCGTTGGCGCCGCCATGTCGAACGGGCCAAACGTGCTCTCAGCTGCATTTGGATAAAAACGTGTCTTAAATGTGGCAGTCACGTCGCCCTGGGTTTTTTCGTCAGGGATCAACGACGTCGCAACCATCATCCGGTCGCCATTGCCTAGCTGCAGCGGGCCGGTTTGCGCAAAGATGGTGCTGCCAGAGTCGTATGCGTAACCGACTTCGTGCTCATAGACATAGCCGTCAGCGCTTGTGTAATTAGGGAAAACAAACGCACCAACATCGACGCCAGCCGTGCGGGCCAGGGTGCCAATCTGCCAATGGTTTTCCATGTAGTTGTAAGAAACGTAACTGTCGTTTTCGCTTGATCCGCTGCTTGGGTAAAACCAAATGATCTCGCTGAAATTGCTGTTTTGGACGGCGTAAACTTTTGAGCGCTCAGTGACGTTTAGGTTCTCGAAGATGAAGTCGCCGACACTGCTGCGCAGAGGCTGCACGCTGCCGTTGTAGACGAAGAAACCGTTGTTTCCCATCCAATAAGCCGCGCCGCCAGCTGTCGCGCAAGCGTTGGCGCTAATGACGCCACACGCCGTGCCGACTTGCTGGAAGCCATATATAAATGGCGGGCCTTGGTATCTGGCAGTATGCGCGTCCGTGTCCGTCAGCAAGAGCGTCTCGCCGCGCATGCGCTTGCCGGCCATCAAGTTACCGTCTGTCGCCAGGGTGAAACTGCCTGCTTGGTTTGTTGCCGCGGGCGTCCAGACGTTGCTCTGCTCTTGGTCAGAGAACGCGACCTTATTACCTACGCCACCAGCACCTAGTGCAAAAACAAAACGCTCTGGGCTCACCACAATGGCGTTGTTATCGACAGGCGCATTGCTGAGCATAGCTGCCACTGCGGCGGTGCTGTTGGCCCACTGATAAATCTTGCCGTCGCTCGTGGCTGACGCGATGACATATTCGCCAAATGTGTCTAGCGACCAAGTCGTTGCCGGCGTGTAGGCGCCGCTGTCAGGCCGCGGAGTGTTCCAAGTGCTTGCGCCCCATGTCAGTCCGCCATAGCCCAGGTTCTGCACTGCGTCGGCGTTGCCGGTCGTAAAGCCAACCGGCGTGATGTCTGTCAGAGCGTTGTCTTCGCCAACAAAGTAAAGGTTCGTGTGCGTGCCTGCGACCGTGCGCCGGTTGCGGCTGTTATCGAGATAAGCGATCAACGCGCGACAGACGCCAGACATGGCCGACGTTGTGCGAGCACGCCATCCGCCTACCGGCTGCAACGCACCTTCGTACCAGCGCACCAGGTTTGCGTCTGACCAGGTATTGGCCTGCTGCAAATCGGTGCCGTTTTTTACCACGCCTGGCGGCGGTGCAATGTTAAGAAAAGACACGGTATTCACCGGTTTCAATCATGTCGCAGAGCTCGTCCGCTCGATACCCGACCTGCTCTGCCCAACGGCTTGCGTTGAATTCCGTGCTGGCCCAAAAGTAATCGCCTGACTCCATCGCGGCCAGCGCTTTCTTAAAGCCAAGCAACTTAGTGAGGCCAAGGTTAAACGCAATGTCGATCATTGCCTCCCGTCGCACACTGTCGAGTTTGCTGTACCAGGTAAATCGATCCGTGAGCTCTTGCTCGACTCGCTTGATGTCGTTTGCAAGCAGCATGTCGATCTCAGAGTCGCTCAGACCAATACCGCCGCTCTCGTCAATGTTGCGACCGACGCCCACCGTTACCTTGCCGGCGCTGCATTTGTAGGCGTGGCTTTTGACGCCTTCGTGGCGCTTGAGCATCTTAATAAGTCGTTCACTCATTACTTGTTTGATCCTTACTAGAAGCACCGAAGTAGAAACTGATGATTGAGCTAACAATTCCGCCTAAATATCCGAGCACCAGGTTAATCACTGCGTCTGAATTTTGGTTTGGCTCTTGGATCGTGACCATGAAAATGTAGCTGCCAAAAAACAGGACGCACATGATCGCGATAAGCCTGGCAGTCCAATCACCGCTAAATCGCTTGCGCGCGTCTTGCGTGTCTGCTGTCTGCAAGGCAAACACGTCCACGTCTAGCTTTTTCATTTGGACGGCAAAGTCGTTATCTGCGCGTTTGATTTCTGCCAGCTGTTCTGGCGTAGCGTTTTGCACCGCTTGCTGCAGAGCCTTTGGCTCTGGATCACAATCGAGCGCCTTCGCGATGGCTGACGCCGCAGTGCCGGCCAACGGGCCGCCGAGTGCTTGCGCAACCGTCGGTGCCAGGCTGCCGATAATTCCTTTGATTGCGTCAAACTTCATTCGTTCGTCCTATGTGCGTTATCGCGTCAGGTATGCCAGCAAGAGCGCCAAGGTCATCGGCAGCAAAAATAGAAGAACCGCTAACACCGTCCCCCACTGCCGAATCTCTTTCCAAAATTGTTTTTTTGCTGCCGCTTGTCTTGCAAGCTCTGCCTGTTTTTCTTTCCTCGCTGCTGCCATTGCGGCCATAGCCTCGCTGTACAGCTGCCCGTTTCCGCTAACCGTGAAGAGATCTTTGATCTCTTTCATGGTCTCTTGAATGTGTTTTTTTGCTAGCGCCGCCTTGACGGCGTCTGCCTCTGACAGTTTTCCATCGTTGATTGATCGTTGGAGCTCAACCTCGGCCCCTCCCAGGCTTGATAGATAGCCCGAAATACTCGAGATATCTGAAGTCGTTTCCGCGATTTGCTTGATCGCGCTTGTCGCGGCGTTGACGCCAGCGACGATTGCCGCAATCTCGCCGATCATGGCTTAACCCATTTTCAATAAAATTGGCAACAAAACCGAACCAAGAACGATTGCGTACAAACCAAAAATCAGTCGCTCAAGTTTTTCAAAATTCTTTGCGCCACTGTCTAGGCGACGTTCTATGTTTTGAAAGCGAACCAGGCACTCGCGTTCATGCGCCTCGATCTCTGCCAACGCCTTTTGCGCTAGCTCTTTCTGAGTTGTCGCCATTAGGCAGACTCTTCCTCGTCTTCTTCGACCGCATGCACGAGGTCATGCAAATCGGCTGACCAGGCGTTTATGGTGCGTTCGCTTTCGATCATCTGAATCTGTAGCTGTTGCTGCTGATCCCGCAACATGCGAACGCGCTGCACAATGATTTGCGCCTCTGGCTGCAGGTCGCTGAAGTTAAAGTCGGTGTCGCCGATTGTGATTACTGCGTCTTCCATGCTCTATTCCTTATGCCGCCCAAGGCGTGCCTGTTGCTGTAGCTGGGGTAATCTGCGCGTCGATGTTGGCTTGTAGCGATGCTTCGGTTGCATCTTTGTCTACGCCGTCATCCCAGCACCATCCCAACACTTGCGCCTCGGTCAAATCGGCATAGGGAGTGTAATCTGAGCTAGACGCATCGTAGGTAAACCCTTGAGTGCCGTAGCTTGTTGCAGTGTAGGTTACAGCGTCATCGCCAGTACCTTCCGTTTGCTCTGCGTTTACGCGCCAGTGAGCAGTGAAAACACCTCCATCACTCAGTTCGTAATCAGTGGTCGAGATCGTCCAAGTGAAAGTAGCGGTCATTAGTTGTTCTCCTTCAAGGGTTCTACAATTACTTTACCGTTTTCATCAGTCCATTCTGTGTCAATCATGTGCTGGTCTTTGCGCTCACCTACGACCATCCATGAAATAGTGTCGGTGCAGGTATTGTCTTGAGCCGTGATTGTTAGCGTATTTCCAGACACAGAACCTTTAACCGCGGTCCAGCCTGATTCATTGGAGGTAAAGCATTGCGTGTTTGTATTCAGAAGCACGTAAGTGCCTTCCGTCATGCCAGCGGCTGTGTCTATGTTTACTGTTGCAGAGCCATCTACAAGGTCTATCTTGCCACGGTAAATGTTGTCAGCTTGTGGGCCTTCTATAAAGGAGTGGACAAGATGATGCGTGTCAGTTTTGGCAGGTAAAGGGTGATCAATCCGAAACGAACCAGAGCCTTTAGAAAGAGAACCGGTTACAACCACACCACCATTTGCTGCAAATCGAATTATGTTTGTGCTACCTGAACTCGTCCTATACTGCCATTGCAGGTAATCAGTACTGGGGCTAAATGCTGCTAAAGCACCGAAACCTGTGTTACTAGGGCCAGTAAAGTTTATGGGGTAGAAGTCTCCGCCATTTCCTTGAATGCTCACGGCGGCGTCTAAAACATGAGACCCAACCTCATCGCTTACAACCCTTAGACCTTTGGCATGTGTGTAGTTGCCTGAAGAAGTGTTTATCAGTACGCGGCCACCAGAGTCTATGCGCATGCGTTCATTTACACCGTTTGTATAGAACCGCATTGCATGTCCAGTAGGAGCAAGAATGTCAAGCTCTGAACCGCTGTTGTAGATGTAAGCGTTATCAGAACCTGCTGATAAAGCTAATATAGCACTTCCACTACCTCCAATCTCTATGTTACCCCGTCCACTAGAGTTGAAATTGGCGCCAGTCTTCCCCACCAGCACGTTTTGATTCTCATCAATTCGTAACGCTTCGGTCAGCGTACCGCCGCTAGAAACATTTGTGTTGAAAGTAATTTCACCGCCACCACCGGAGCCTGCGTACAAAACTTCGATGCTCGCAGAAATTCCAGCAGGAGAATCATTAGTGAAAAACTCTATACCGCCCTGCTGGTTGTTTGCTGTAGCTGAAGTGTCAGTATCAGTGATTCGGATGTAGTTTGCTTTTGCTCCACCGTTGTTGTTTCCAGCAATTTCCAAAGCGCGGTTTACTGTGCTAGTACCAATACCCACGTTGCCTGTAGCCCCCTCAATACGCATTCGTTCGGTTGCTGAAGTTCTAAAAATCAAGGGTATTGCGGTATCTGCTCCAATAAAGAAGTCTGCCGCAGTGTTGTTTGAACCTAAAGATACATACGCATGTGTGCCTGTTTTACCAGACAAATACAACAGGTCTGTGCTGCCGCCAATTTGTGCCACACCATTGAGGTTACTGTCGCCATCAACAGTCACTGTGCCATCAGCACCTACTGAAAAAACTTCTGTTGGTGTTCCTGCGGCGTCGTTGTAGCCACGAATCAAATAACGAGTGCCAGCGGTTGCGTCAGAACGTAAGTCAAGTGCCGTGTGTCCAGAAGAGGTAGCGTCTTGATACGCTTGAACTGCATAGCCGCCTACAGCTTTAGACGAGAAAGCATCTGAACTTGTAGAAACGATTGTCCCACCATCAGCAGTCACTGTGCCGAATACACCCTCAAGCCCGCTCAACGCATCCGTCACGGCACCACTAGCGCCAGCACCGTCTGTCACAATCATCTTTACGGCACCAGCAGCAATCGCCACGTTCGCGCCAGAGCCCTGGCTAAACGTCAAAGTAAAAGACGTCTCATTGCTAATGATCCAGACCTTGCTGATCGTATTTGGCGCAAGCGTCACTGTGCATGCCTGGCCGCCGCCGGTGCATTTCAAGTACATGCTGCGCGCTTCATCGGCAGCGCCGTCTGCCAGGGTTATGGTGTGCGTTGATGCGTTGGGGATCGCTTCGCTACCCTGGCCAAATGCTGACGCCAGGTTGCTGATCGTTGTGTTTAGCAAGCCGCCCCAGGTTCCGCTGTTAGAGCCGGCCTCTTGCTCGCGAACGCGCAAATCATTGTTAAACGTATCAGCCATCAGTTATTCCTCACGCTGCCCGTTGCCATGATGTGCTGGCACTGGGCTGTTTTGTGTAGTTCGTGCTTGCGCTGGATTCATCTGACCAGCTGGTTGTGGCACCCGATTCGGTTTGCCATTTAATTTCGCCAGCAGCTGTGACTGAGCTTTGAGCACTGATCGCTGCAGCGCCAAAGCGAACCTGACCGCCGCTTGCTGTAAACGTAGAAGCGGCTGCGATAGTCGCCCTGCCGTTGAGTAGCGTGCTTGACGACGCAGTCGCGCTGCTTGTTGCGCTAATCGAAGCAGCTGCGCTGACAACCACGTTTGCATTCGAGCTAAACGAAGACGAAGCCGCAATGAGCGCAGCAACGTGCCTAAACCTTTGCCCGCTTGCTGTAACTGTAGAAGAGGCTGCGACTGTCGCGCCTGCTTCCCTAATGCGACCGCCATCGGCAGTAACCAAAGCGCCAGCACTGATAGCTGCCGAAGCGTTTGCCACCACTTGCGCAGCCGCTGAAGCAGACGACGAAGCAGCGATAGTCGCGCTAGCGTCGTAGTAACTCCATTGACCAAAGCGTCCAGCGCTCCAACTACCATTGCCATAACCCTGGCTCACCTAGTCGAGTGTCACGTCAAGATCGCCGGCAGGAATGCGAAACACGTCGCCGGTTTCGATCGTTCTGCTAGACGTCAGGTTTGACCAGGCTAAGAAATTGCCAGAGCTCGCTGCGTCAAAAATCGCAACGGCAACAATGGTGCCCCAATCGCCAGTAGCCGTAGGCCACTCAACAGCCGCGCTGTTTGTCGATGCGGAGCTCGTTGTAGTAAATGCGCAGCTTTGTCGTGCATAGCCGCTGCCGCTTAATTCTGTGCCGCCGCCCGCATCCGTTGGCGCGGTCGTATACAGTGCCAGGTACTTGGTGCCAGGCTGCGAGAAAGACCCGCCGCTCAGCACATAATCGAGCACTTTGTTTTCTAGGTAGTCGCTAAAGCCCGCCATAGTCTTTTCCTATTGGAGCGCAGCCGCTCTCATTTTGACGCTGGTCTGGCCAGCCGTTCGTTGGTTGCTCACTTCCAGGTCATCAATCGCTCGCTGGTACAGGCTTGCCCATACCGTGATGCGCTCGTCGTTCTGCAGGTAAGGTGCGCTCTGCATCAACGTGCCATATAGATAGATGTCTGGGTTGTGCGTGAGCAGCCAGTTGCTTGTGTTCGTGTCGGAAAGCGCTTCGATCTTGGCGTAGTAAACGAGCTCTGCCGTGTACCCAGTAGCCGTGTTGTCTGGCGCCGGATAGACCTGGATCTCTGTGCCAACGTGGCTGTATCGAGACGGCGTGCCAGTAGCACTGCTGCCAGACTTCAGCGCGTTCAGCGCTTCGTTCGTGACAAACTCCATCTGCGTCACAGGGTTGGTCTCAAGAATCAGACTTACTGTCTGTATCCAATCTGCCGGTGTTGCGCTGTATTCGCTGTCGATCGTCGCCTGGGATCGAGTAATCATGTAGCGATGACGGATGCTGCGGTTAAACTGCGATTCCGCCAAAGCCACAAAGTCACCTATCGCACTCGTCAAATCCGTGCGGTTTAGCCAATCGGCTACGCTCGCCTGGAGCTCTGAGTACGTCGAGATCGCCATCAGATACGCGCGTCTCGCGTGCGAAACGCACGATTATCTGGGTCGTTAAGCCATGCCTTCATCTTTTTAGGATCGTCGGCAATGCCTCTCGCTTTCAGGTCGTACAAGACGCTCAATGGAATGGACGCAACCTTTGACCACTCACCATGCTTCTGGTGTCGATCGATATCGTTACGAGCCCGCTTGTTCGCCTCAACGATTGCCGTCACGTCTTGCGATGTCGCAATAGTGATTTTGTCGTCTTTCAGCGTCTCGCCAGCTTCGTATACGAAGTCTGATTTGATGCCTGTTGTGGCATCGTTAGACAGGTTGCGTTTTATTTCCATTGATTAGTCCTAGCTAGTGGATAGGTCAGCCACAACGCCCAGACCAGCCTCTTGAGTGACGACCAAGCCGTACTCAGCCAAGGTGAGAAATTTCGTTGCATCACCGGTTTTGGCCAGTTCTTCAGCCTGGATTGGGCGAAGCGTTGCAACCTCACACATATCTGGGTCGATGACGTAAGCGTCGCGTGCGCGGCTCTTGGTAGAAGGTACAATCTGAACGCTACCGAAATCGCTAAGGTAGACGTCAGCCGCCCCAACAATTGTGGTAGGGCCGTCAGAAGGCGCCATGTAACGCTGAGCAGCAATGCCGGCAAAGCCGGAAATAACCGTCTTAACGTGAGGGCCAACCATGACAAACTGAGGTGAGCCCCCGTTGGAGAAGATGCCTTGCAAGACTGTTTTTAGCATGCTCTCGCTCATGGCTCGCTGGGTGCCATCAGTAGCCGCGGCATTTACGACACCACCAGATACAGTTGGATCTGCACCGCCCGTACCGCGAGACGTGTTGGTCTTGATGAATGCAGCCAAAGGCGCAGTCTTACGAGCGGTCGTGCTGTTACCAGCGACAGCTGCATGGTTCAAACCACAGAGGTTATGTTCCATATCGTTAGCAAGACGCTTGCCCGCTAAGCTGATCTGGTAGGCGACTTCTGCCCGTCGGCCTGCCAAATCTAACGCACTCATTGTGTCAGACACGATGAAGTCTTTGCGGCTGATCTGCGTGTAGTTACCCAAACGAGTTGTTGGGGTCACTGCAGTGAACGAAGCCAGGTCGTCGCCTTCCAAATGATGGTTAGCTGCAGCTGAGCCCAAATCATCAGTCTGCCATTCAAAGAATGTGTTTGTGACTGAGCGACTCTTGCTCATGTTGCTCATAAAGGGCCGAGTCTCTGGCGAAATCATCGTTATAATGTTAGAGAGATCTTCCCGAACGCCTTTAGCGTCGTACTTCAGAAAAGTGTTAGCAATAATACTCATGGTTTTTAAGCCTTATAAAAGAGATTCAATCAAAGACGCTGCATTCTCTGCAGTGCCTCGCTCTTTGAGACGTTGATACGCGGCTTTAGTTTTGCGAGCGCTTGGCTTCACCTGCTGTTGACGAGATCCTGACCTGACTGTCTTGCCCGATTGACCAGCCTTGCGTGCTTTACGCACTCGGCTCTGTCCTTTGTCGAAGAGCATCGCCTTTCGCAAAACCGCGATATGGCTAGCGCGCACAAGTGCGCCGAGCTCTTCTTCCGCAACGCCGCTATCGAGCAAATAGGTTTTTAGCTCTTCGCGTTCCCTTGCGGCCACCTTGTCGTCCTTCCACTCTGGAATGACTTCAGGCAGTCGGGCTGCTTCCTGAGTGATTAGCCCGCGCATTTGCTGCTCTTGCTCTTGGGCGTTAGCGTCGTTCACACGCTGCTGCTCTATCGCAATGGCCTGCATCTTTTGCGCTCGCTGCTCAGTCCGCTGTCGGTACTGTCGCTCTAAACGACTCGCCTCAATTGGATCTTCCTCGTACATACGATCGAAATCCGGCGCTGGCTCGTCAAAAGCCTGTAGCTGCTGCTGCAAAGCTCCCAGTAACTGGGAATACTGTGTCCGCTCAAGAAGAACCGCGTCTCGGTCTTGTTGGAAAGCCTTACGCTCTTCCGCCAATGTCTGGCTCTTCTTGGTGTAGTCGGCCTGGCGTGAGTACCCGTTCTGAAGCTCATCAAGACTAACCTCTACGTTTTCACCATTTACTTTGACAGTGAATGTATCGGCCTGCTCTTGTTCGCCCTCGTCTTCGTCGTATTCCTCTTCATCCAGATCGTCGGCATCATCGTCTTCTGAGTCGAATTCCTCTTCGGATTCTTCAAACTCAGCGCCTTCCAGTGCCTCGCCCCCCTCAAGAGACTCGTCAACGTCGCTTGAATCTTCGGCTTGCCCTTCTGCGGGTTCCATCAATTTAGCGATAGCAGCCTGGGCGTCGCCCAAGGTGCCCCCCATATATGGGGTTTCTTGTGTATCTATTTTATCACTCATCAGCTATTCCGTTGTTTTGCGAAAGCAATCTCGTCGGCTGCGGCGCGCATGCGCACAACAATGTCGTCGAGTGCTTCCTGTTTTTGATGTAAGCGCTCCCGCATAGCGGGGTCACGTTCCTTGCACCACAGCTCGAAGTAATCGAGCCTTAGCATCTTGATGAGCTCGGCGAAGTCTTCGTCGTCCGCCAAGCGTTGGATGTTGAGTAGCGAGTTATGCGACAGGGGCATTCGGCACCTGTTGTTGTGCGGCCAGCTGTCTTACGAGCTCGCGGTCGCGTTCTGAGTTGGCTCGGATACCGGCAACATCAACCTGGGCGCCATACCTGGCAGCAATCTCAGCCGCCTTGAGCGCAATGTCTGCCTCGTCTTTGTCGCGCCGGCGATCGTCTTCGCGCTGCATCTTTTCGCGCTCGAGATCCAACTCTGCTTTTTTCTTCTCTATGTTCGCGTTGATCTCTGCCATCTGAACCTGGATCAGCTGCTCGTTTATGTCCGGCTTCGGCGGCTCTTGAGGTGCCGGCGGCTGCTGACTTGGATCTTTGAAGAACCGCTGCGGGTCTTTGAAGCCAGAGACTTCGAGTATCTGTACCAGCGTCTGGTAGTAGTTCTCGACGCTGACCAGGGGATTCTCTGGGCCAAGTTGCTGCAATAGCTGCTCTTGCTTCTGCGCGACTTGCTGCAGCATCTGCATGCGCTCAACGTCGCCGCCCTTACCCAAAGCCACATTGCTGACAACGTCCATGTCGGCGTTCCAGCGATCAGGGCTCATGGGCACAAACGTGTTGCGCAGCCTGATCATGCGCGGCTTGTCCATGTGTTTGATGATCAGCTGCAGCAAGCCCTTGTAGAGCCGCGTCATGCCGCCATCGGCGAACAGCCTGGCAATCATCTCAGTGCGCTGCTGAGCAGCCCCTATGGTCTGCTGTACGGCCATAAGCGTGCTGCTTTGCAATGCGCTAGGGTCGAGCCCGTCAGCCGCCTTAGAGACGCCTGTGCGGTTCTCACGCATCTGGTCTAGGTAATCCAGCATCGGGAATGCTTCTTTGCCGACAAAGGGCAAATTGAACGGCACCACGGCGCCAGGCTGACGCATTCTGATCACGCCGCCGGCTTCGTTATTCATCACGTCTTCCAGGCTCGCCTGGCCTTCGACAATGCCCACCCTGGGGTGCGTGCTCATCGCCAGGCTGTCTAGGCTTGCCCGCAACACAGCGGTCTTGATCCGCTGAATGTCCATTGTCAGGTCAGCGATCGACATGCCAAACATCGCGTGAGGCTCTGGATCTGGGCAGAAGAACGCAAACGGCACCATGTCGGTCGGCTCGTTGCGCAGGATTTCGTAATTCGGCCCAGCGCAGCAAATGCGTCGCAGTTCAGCCACACCGTCGCCGTCTGTGTCGATCTTGGCGTATGCCTCGACGTAGAGAACGCGGCGCACCATCTCTGAGTTTTCAAACGAGCTCTGCTGGTAGCGCTCGCGAGCCTCTACGTTAAAGAGCTCAAAGTCTGTGTCGCTGGTGGTGGCGTATTGCTCAATCTCGTCGGCGTCGTAGCCGAGCTCGACCATGTCGCTGATGGTCAGGTAAGCGCGGTGCGCGACCAGGTCAGCGTCTTCCAGGCTGCGAGCATTGCGGTTGATCACAATCTCTTCTGGCGGCACCGACTCGACCTTGATCTTGCCAACCTTCTTGCGGTGCGTGACGCGAACGGAGTGCATCGCCTCGGGGTTGTCGCTCGACGTCATGCTCTTGAGCATGTCAATTTCGACGTCAGGGTTGCTGTTAAGCGCAGCCAGTGCCTGGTCGTCCAGGTTCTCGAGCTCGTAGCTCTGCGTCTTTTCCGACTCGTCGTAGCAATACTTGATAAAGCCAGAGCCCTTCACCAGCGCGTCTTTCATCGTCGCGTAGATGATCTCGATGTACGACTGATCCTGGTCTTGGTTCAGTATGTAGTTAACGTAGTCAGTCGCCTGCTTGGCCATCTCAACGTCTTCTGGGCCGGTCGGTGCGTATTCCACAACGTGGTCAGAGCCACAGAAAATGCGCATCAGCGACGGCAGCATCGCCTGTACGGTATCGCGTACATCCATCGTTTGTGCGGTGCTGCGGCCCTCTTCTTCGTTGCCCAGGGGCTCGCCGGCGTAATACTCGGCTGCCTCTGCACGCACTGGCGAGATGGTGTTGTCGATGAAGTCCACGGCATCTTCGATGGCGAGCGTGATCGCGGCTTGGATCTCCTCGTCGCCCATGCCCATGTCTTCTTCAATGAATTCTTCGTCGTCGTATAGTTCTGCCATCGTTATATTCCGTAAGGTGCCAATAGGCCGCCAAATGCCTCAAACGGCGCGCGAAAAGCAGCGCGCTCAGCTGGGTCTTCCATGTACTGCTGGTCTAGCAGGCCGCGCATCGCAGGCGTGCTCATCATGGAATTTGGGTTTTGCGTCGGCGGTAGTTGTTGGTTTTGAATAAAACTATCCATTTGCTGGCCGTAGCCCTGCGGAGACGCGATCGCGGCCCGCGGATCTGGTGCGGCCATGCCTTGCACGAACGTGTCTATGCCGCTCAACAAACCAGATACGAAGCCCTGGCCTGCTTCTGCAGCGCGCGGTAAGACTTGGCTTTGCGCTTCTGCTGCAAGCAGTCCGCTTGGCGGGTTGTCGCGGCGATACTTTCTGCCGCCAGCACGGCGCGCATCAATCTCGTTTTGTATGTCTAAGTCTTCAGGCGGTATCGCCATCGCATTGCCAGAAGACGTAGCAGCTGCGATTGCGGCAGCACGGCCCATCTTCTTTTTGTCTTCAAGATATTTCATGACGCCGTCTAGCCACTGCTGATCGGCTTTCTGAGCGTCGCCGCCCATCAACACGGCGCCAACACGCTCTTGCGCGTTAAGAGGCTCGCCAAAGCGCTTTGAGCTCTCTTTCGTTATTACCTTGTCGCCAGTGGCTCTGAATAGGTCTGGAAACATGACTTGCAGCGGAACGCTTTCCTCGAGCCCGCCGGCATAGATGCCAGGAATGCCGTGCGAGTAGGTGTCGTGGTAAGCGTTATCCAGTAGATTCTCGCCAGGCATACCTCTGATTGTGCTGAAGCCACTGTCGCCTCTTTCGAGCCCGCGTAGCTCTGGCTCCGTCAAGGCGCGCACTGTGTCTTCGTAGTTGGGAAAGCCTTTGTTGCCGTATTCTTTTTTAAGCGACATTCTGCCGACGACCAATTTGCGTAGATCAGAGGAAGAAATTGCTTTGCCGTTTTCTTTGGTTGCAGGCAATTGGCCTTTTAGTTGTGCTAATCCTTCAGCGGTTTCAACGCCAGCAAAGTCAGGCACAGAGCCGCGAATGTCTTTGTTAAAACGGGCGATCTCTTTCTTCGGCAGTTGCAATGCTGGCAATTGGCGCACCATCGCTTCAGCAACCATTGTGTTGAAGTTCATTGCCTCGTCACCCATGCGCGCATACACGCCGCGCACGTCGTCGCCTAACAAGCCCGCCCTGGTAATCTGGTTTTGCTTTGTTTGAGCCGCGTCACGCATCGACGCCCAACCCAACAAGTTGTTGCCATACGAATTCATCAGCGGGTAGTTAGGGCCACCCTGCAGATATATTTCCTGGTCTAGCGGCACGCCTTCGACATTGTCCAAAATCCCACCGGCAATACTGGCGTCGCCCTGTATCGGCACCAGCATTTCACCCTGCATAGATTCAGGCGTGATGATATCGCGCGTCATGACGTCTACGTCTGGTGACGCGCCAGGCGTCATGCGCATACGTTCGCGCCTACCAAATGCCGTGCGATCAGCGGCTATTTGCCCCAGGTACTTGTTAACGGAATTGAGCTCGCTCTTGCTGACTTCTTCGCCACGCAACACTTTGTCCATCGAGGCACGCAAGACCGGCGACAATGAGGCTGTGACGATTCCGGCCTCTGCTTCCTCTGGCGTAGCCAATGCAGCAGCGCCTAAAAACCCAGCAAGCAACGGCGGCCCACTTGCCAGTATGTCCTCTGAAAGCGATTTCTCTGGATCAAACTTGGCGTTGATTGAGCGAATGTTGTTTGGGTTAAGCGAAACAACAACGTCGGATGGGCGCGTTAACTGTTCGAAGGCATGGTTGCGCGCCGCTGATCGCACGTCTTGAGGCACGTTCTCGTACAGTGTTCTGTCTAACGCGCGCTTTACAATTAGCTCTGTAGATTCCGCGAACGACAATCCAGGGTCTAGATAAAGCTCTGGCGGGGAATGCGTTGTACTAACTGGGTAACCCTGCTCAGCCAAATAGTTTTCGCGATTGCGCACCAAGCCAGCCTCGCTCGGGCCAACGTCAACAATGCCCTCGAAGATCAGACCCTCTCGACCCTGTTTTCGTGCTTTCGATGTAAGGGCGTCAGTGCTTGTGTAATCATCTTTTTCGGGAAACTGAAAAACGTCTTTCGCAGGCTTAACGCTGCCGTCGGGAAATTCGATGGTCATACCGTCGATGGTTAGCCCGCCATACATTTCCCCTTCCACGACGGGTCGCACACGCAAAAAGTTTGTTTTGTTAATGAAAACGGGATAAACGACAGGCGCGGCTGGATTGCCGAACTCGCGCGGTGAACTAGAATACGACGCGCCAACTTCGGGCGACGTAGATGCGTAAATCCCAGATCCAGAGGGCAACTCAAACGATTCGATGTCCGCGTCAGTGCCGTGGTAATAGACCGTGTCAACGTCGAAGCCCTGCTCGCGTGCTCGAGCAAGTCGGCTAGATTTACCAGGGATTAGCCCTAGCAGGCCGTCCAGCTTTGCCAATTACTTACCCTTCTTGCTTGGCTTCTTAGCAGGCGACTTCTTATAGAGCATCTTGGCGATGTCATTTGCAGCGTCTTGCACGCCGCCTGGGCCACGTCGATAGGTCTTTTGGTCTGTATGCGCCACTCGAGCCCCCATATATGCCGATTTCATGGGGGTTAATTTTACCAGTTAGGTAATTGACAGCCCTCGCCTGAGCGGTTTCTGCCAGCTGCTAGCCGCGCTCATCACGCCGCTGAGCGTCATTGCGTCGCTGGCAAATGTGAGGCACAAAGAGTCAGCCAAGTCAGGCGAGCGCAGCCCGCGCTTGCGCATCTGGTCTTTGCTTTCCAGCTGCATCTTGCCGGAGCTCGTGAACTTGTACTTGGCGCTAACGAGCTCCGCGAGCAGGTCGTCGTCCTGGGGCAGCGACACGTCACGGGCCTCGAGCCAGGCTTTCACCTTAAACCAGAGCTCAGCGCGCAGGTTGATGTAAGTCGCCTTGCTGCTCGGGCTCTCGCTGGTGTTGATGCCTACCGCCGGCAGGCCGAGCTCACGCAGGCGGTCGCACACGCCACCGCCAAGGCCAATCGAGTCCACGTTGATCTGAACCGGCTGCGTTCGCGGCTGCTGGCTTTCATACTCGGCAACCACGGCGCCGCATAGCTGCATAAGATCCAAGCCCTGCCAGGTCTGGATGCCCATGAGCTCGCGCCCGCGGCGCTTACAAAGCGCACTGCGGTCGGAGCCAAAGCGGCTCACGTCCAAGCCCCACACGATCGGCTCGTCTTCAGTGATAACAACCTCGCGCCTTTGGGCGCTTTCAACGAGCTCGAGCGGAATCGCCGTGTCGTCGTCGCGCTGCGGAAACTCGCCAAGCACGCGCACGCGAAAGGCATTGCTCTCTTCGCCAAAGCGCGCAGCCATCTCACTCACATAATCTTGGCTCACCCTGGGCGAGTCGATGCAGCTGACCTTGCGAGTCCACCAATCACCCGCCATGCGGTGGTGGGTATCGAAGAAGAAGCCAGAGCTCCTGGTCGGGTTGCCGAGCAGAACGGTCGTTGCGTGCTCGCCCGACATCGAGCCAGCTGCGGCCTCAAAAACCGCCTCGGGGATACCGGAGGCTTCGTCGCACACCAACATCACGTTGTCTGAGTGAACGCCTTGCAGCGCTTCTGGCGTTTCTGCTCTCGATGTCCGACATGAAATAAACGCCTCGCTCGGCGCGGCCTTTAGGCTTACGCGGTCAGACTTAACTTCCAAGAGCTCTTTGATCGCCACAGGGCACTCATTGATCCAGCGCTTGAGCTCCGCAAACAGAGCGTCGAACAGCTGCGCGCTGGTCGGCGCGGTTACGACGACTTTGACGGGATATCGCGTCAGCAAAAAGTGCAGCATCGCCCACGAGCTCGCCGTGGATTTGCCGGTGCCGTGGCCAGAGCGCACGCTGATTTTGCGCTCGCCAGATGCTATGGCATTGAGGAATTCTTTTTGCCAGGCGTCGGGTGATTGCTTGAGCACTTGCTCAACAAAAGCGACGGGATCACTGCGAAAGCGCTTAACAAACGCCACATATGGGTTTTCAGGCATGACACATTGTACCGCTTTATGGTCTGAGCAAAGGTCTGAGCAGAAATGAGCAGCGTTCCGAGCAGAAATGGGACGCTCCGAGCAGGTCAGGGACTGACCAGGGACTGACCAGGGATAGGTCAGGGATTCGTTAGTCGTATATGTGGCGCGGGTTGAGCTCGTCAGTTGGATTGTGGAACGGGTCGTCAATGACTTGGCCGCTAGAGTCAAAGGTGATTTCTTGTTCGATTAAATCTCTGACCATTTGATCTATCTCGTCGATGGGGCTTCCGTCTACATAGTCGCGTATCCAGTCAGTGACGCGAACCAGGTCGATGAACTTGGGCGACGGATCGTCATAGCGAAATTTCTTAACGTCAGGCGGGCTGACGTGGTAACTCTCGTATGCAGCGCCAAGCTCGAAGTAAATGCTAATCGTGCCCCTGCGCCACATCTCAGAGTCTTCGAGCTCTACTTCGACCAATAAATCGTCAAACTTTTTACTTACCATGCCTGCAGCCTATCACTTTGCGCCCGCGCTAGCGGGCTGATTCGGTGAGATTGCCTCCGGCGGCTTACGCGGCTCCTTGATTTGCGAGGTCAATCACCTCGTCCCAAAACTCCGCAGAAGGGCCGACGTACCACGAGACCACGAACGACTCGGCTTGACTTGAGTTCCAAGTCGTACCATTCGGTGCGTCGACGCAGATATGCTTGTCGGTCGTGGTGATGCTCGTGACATCCCAATCGACCTCACCGCCGTGCTGGTTGATAACACTTAATGCTTGCTTGCGTGTTGCCATGTCGTTGTCCCCTGGGCCGCTTACGCGGCCTGCTTGTATTGCTTGATATTGTTAGGCACCCAGACCTGAGTGCGTGGCAGAACAGCGCCATTGCGCTGATAGCGAACAGGCCGGTCGGCCCACTCGATCCAGCACAGGGTGTGAGTAGCGCCAAGCTCGCTGTGGTTGCTGTCGAGCACGTCGATAATGACGGCCTCTTCGCCGTTCATGTCAGCGCCAGCGACTAGGTGGCTTTCCACCTGAGTCACAAAAATGATGTTGCCTACCGTCAGTTCCATGTCGTTTCTCCTCCGGCGGCTTACGCCGCCTTGTTTATGTTGACTGTCTCGAAGCCGCAATTTGCGACCAAGTAAAACTGACCGTCCATTTCAAGCACGTCCCCGACCGATACGCTGCTCATTTGCGCGTGTTTTTGAACTAGCTCTGGCTTTTCCCAAAGGTTTGTCAGTCGAAAAACCTCGCCCAAGTCCGTAGCGTCTACCGTGGCAACATGGTCATAAGCGTGGAACCATTGAGTCGGGTCAATTTTGCCCATGCCCTTGTCTGCAAAAGCCATAGTCTTTTCTGAAGCGCCCCATCCCTCTTTGTTCAAAAGATCAATGTCTTCTTGCGTGAGGTGAAACTGGTAGATTTTTACTGTCATCATCGTTCTCCGTTGTTATGGCCCTAATTATACCGATATTGTTCTATCTGTCACCTTTTTGGTGACAATAAATAGAAATAAATATGAGAAAATTAGAGCTCACCAATCACCACATATGGAGCTCCCATGTACGGATCACACTCAAAAACCATGAAAGCCATGAAAGGCAAGCGATCGGCAACCAAAGAAGCGCGCAACGCACGCATGGCTGCCGGCACGAACATGCCAGTCGTTAAGCCACCCTACCCACCACGCTAGCCGTGGCCACACCACGCAAGGGCAAAGCCCGCGTCAAAGTAACGGCCAGCGGGAAGAAAGTGTCCTACGGCCAGGCGGGCAAGGCCAAAGACGGCTCGCGGCGCGTGCAGCCTGCGAGCAAGAAAGGCGACGCCTACTGCGCCAGGTCTGCCGGCCAGATGAAGAAGCACCCCAAGGCCGCCAAGAACCCAAACAGCCCGCTGCGGCTTTCGCGAAAGCGCTGGAAGTGCGCGGGCACGAAATCTAGGAGGAAGTGATGCCACGAAAAGGACTGTACGCAAACATCGCCGCGAAGCGGCGGCGGATAAAGGCGCAGAAAGCCGCGGGTAAAAAGCCCGAAAAGATGCGCAAGCCAGGCACCAAAGGTGCGCCTACTGCCAAAGCCTTTCGCGCTGCGGCGAAGACTGCGAAGAAGGGCACTCGAAGAAAATAATTTTTTTTCGGTGCGCGGAAGTCTAGTCCTCCACCCCCCACCCCCCTGCTGGTTCAAGGGGGGGTCGGCCATTGTTCCACGGCCAAATCACCCTGTTTTGCGCATAAGACCCATTATGTTAAATTGGCCGATCGCGTAAGTCATTGATTTCATTGGCCTAACAGTTTTTCCGCATGTTTTATGCCTCAAATATGCGCAAAACGCCCCTTAACCCACCTGTTTTTACCAATTGTTCCACGGCCATTTCCTGCGCGCAAAGCCGGCTGCGCGAGCCAGTGTCTGCGAGCTAGGTTTCGTCGCTCTCGTGCTCGATCACGCTGTCGTTTGTGAGCTCACGAAGCGCAGCTAAATGCTGATCACCCAGCGTGATATTGACCAACGGATCGCGCTTCTCACGCCATTGGTCTGGGTTCACATTACCGGCCAACCACTTGCGCGTGTCGATGCGTAGCTTGCGAACGGTTGCGTCGTGCGCGTCCATCGTGCCATCGGCTATCTCCAGACACTCTTCGGCCAGTGCATCAGCCCACAGCTTACGCGCCTGCATGTAGCGATCGTGCCTACCCTCGCCCTCTTCAAGCCAACGGTAGAAAGCACGCCGGCCAACCTGGCACTCCTTCATCGTGTTAACCACAGTCATGCCGCCAGCAATCATGTTGAACACGGCTTCCTCGCCACGCTCTTCCAGGCTCTTGATCTGCGCTCTGATTATTGGTCTGCCAGGCATCCTAGTTCGCTCCTAATTCGTTGAGTATGTCGTCGAGCTCGCTATCCCAACCATCGGCCAAGTCTTCGAGCTCTTCACGCCGATACGCAGGCTCCGCAAGCTTGCGCTCCGGCTTCGCCTTCGGCTCTGCCGGTCGCTCGACCAGCACAGTCTCCATTGTGTTCCACCTGTCACCGCACCGCAAACACTCACGACGCCGTCTAACGCCCTCTCGCAGCTTGTCAGAGCTGATCACCCTGTTGCCGCTACTACCGCACTGCTTACACTTCATATCGCCTCACAGCCCCTCTACGGCGCTCTCAGCGCCTAGTATGTCCATGACTTGCGCTATCGCATCACCCTTCGTCACCATATCCGTCGTATATCGCAGCACCCGATAGCCAAGCTCGAGCGCCTTGTTGTATTTGAAGCAGTCCGATCGAAAGCCAACGCCGCTGGTATGCCGGCCCCCGCTCCACGTTCCGCCCTCCACCTCAATGACCAGGTCGCTGCCGGTGATCACAAAGTCAAACCGAAACCTTCGGCCAGGTATCAGCAGCTGCTCCCGCTCAAAGCTCACGCCCGCCGCCTGCAGCTGCGCTGCAAGCGCCTCCTCGCCCTTGCTGCCGGCTGACTGCTTCTTTGCCTTAGCCTTCGGCTTGGCTTTGGTCTTCGCCTTAACCATTTGCGCCACTCGTGCAGCACCGCTTTTGCAGCGTCGAAAAAGTGCGCCGACAGTCAGCTGCTGGTACTAGTAAAATAGTACCGGCGCAGCACTGATCTCGGCGCTTGCGACTGCGCCAGTCTGCGCCAGTCAGAAACAGCCCACTGGCGCAAACGCTATTCATCGATTTCGCCCTCTGTAAACCACTTGCCGACGACTACGAAGGCCCGCATTTTGCGATGCTTGTCTGGCTTATCGACTACCCTCAGAGCCCCGTTTTCGATCCAGACCTTGAGTAGTTGGCGGATCTTTGACTTGTTATAAGTGTCGTTGGTATCCAGGTTCAGCGCCTCGCCGACTGCTATCCCGACCCAATCCTTGGCTCTTGGGTTTTCCCGCCACTCGCTGCTGGCAACTCGCCGCTGCACGGCCTCAAGGTCGTTTCTGTTTAGATCCGAGAAAACGTCCGGCCACTGCCACGGCTCACTCACGCCGACGCTGTCGCCGTTCGGGAGCTCGACGCTAACCATTTGGCGCCACGTCGAGTCGCCAGAAGGCGGCGCCAGGTTGTCTTTACTGTCGCCTTCGCGGCTGTACCGCCAGAATTGGTCTTCATCGATGCCCGCATTGCGCGCCTCTTCTGCCGTCATGCGCTGCAGGCGTCTAACGTGCCTGGCTGCGTCTACTAGGGCACTGGCGCCGCGTGCATCAGAGACAGTCGCTTCCTGCATGCCGTTGCCCTTTCGGACGTGATGCACGAGCTCGATGCTGCAATTAGCGTCGTTCGCGACCTGCGCCCAGCGTTTGACCACCATGTCGATGGCCTTGTTATCGTTCTCGCTGAGGTGGTGCGAGCTCACGAACGGGTCAACAATGACGACGTCAACGTTCATGGCCTTTATATGGTGTGTCAGTGCGTCCGCAGCTGGCGTGAGCACGTTGGCCCCGCCGGCCTGCTCGGCAATGATCAGCGGCTCATCTCGCCCGCTGTTGACCAGCAGTCTGTCGCCAAGGTCGTCTTGCGTGATGCCGTAGTGCTGTGCGATGCCCGCAATCCGGCGCTGGAGCTCTTCCAGCGGGTCTTCCAGGTTCCACACCCACACTCGGCGCTTTGGCGTCTCGATGCCCATGATCGAGCGGCCCGTAGCCATCGCCACGGCTTCTGCCAGCGTGATCGCCGTTTTGCCAGTGCCGCCTGGCGCTACAGTGACGGATAGAAATTTTCTAATAAAGTGCCGGCCATAAACCCACTCCCGCGGCGGTATCTTGCTGGCGTCGCCGAGCACGAAGGGCTTTGGCTCGAGCGCCACTTTCTGCGCTTCAGCGGCTTCGGCTTGCGCCTCGCGCGCTTCGCGCTGCTCAGCCGCGCTGTTGCGGGCGTGCGTCTGCGCGATGCTATTGACCGTGCGTTCTACTTCGTCGCGATCGAGCGGCGGGCTGTTATAGGCGTTCCACTGCAGCACCTGCTCGAGCACGGCGTCGGAGCTCAGCCCCTGGCGAAACAGCCGGCCAGCTTCGGCAGCTGCTTGGTGATTGCGGTTGCCCTCGGCTTCGCCGGCCTCTTTCACATTGAAAGACAAGCCAGTATCCACCGGCCCAGGCGCCGGTTCGTTGAAAGACTTGATCTTGCGCAGGTCTGCGGCGTTTAACTTCGGCAGGCTGCCCCACCACACGTCAACGTCAGGATCGTCGTCGCGTGTATAAACGTGGCCGCTTTCGTGGATGCTCCCTGGCGCAATCACACAGCCGCCTTGGCCTCTCAGGTCAATGCGCAGGTCTGGGTTCACGCCGTTGCGCACTGGGTAGTTTGGATCGACTTGGTAATAGAAGTGTTTGCCCTTGCTCGTCGTGACGCGCCGCGGCGTGTAGGTCAGGTTCTCTCGAACGAATTTGACGGCGTCATCGCTGTCCGCATCGACCACGACGATCTGCTTGCCAGTGATGATGGCGTAGTTGTTGTTGGCGTAGTTGGCGCTGTTTAGCCAGTATTCCTGCTGCCCTTCTGGCGGTTCTGCAGTCTGCCAGGGCTGCCACTTAACGATTGGTCGCTTCTCAACAGGGTGCGCAGGCACGACAGTGAAGCCCTCTTCTGCGAGATCACGCGCCGCCTCTCTTACCCCTTCGCGTGTATACACAGGCTCAGCCATTGGCCGCGTTGCTAAAAAGGTCTGGCCTGAGCTCTTCGCGCTTGATGCCCGTGATGGCCTCAACTTGCACGACGCGCTCTGCAGGAATCTTGTCTGCCCACTTCCACTTGTAAACTGACCCGCGCGAAATGTTTAGTTGGCGCGCGAGCTCGGCGATTTGGATGTCTTCCCAGATGTTTGTATTACTCATCGCTGCGAATGTACACCTTTAAGGTGACAGTCACAACATACAAACACCATGTCACCGAAAGTGTTGCTCATTGTCACCCTTTGCGATACATTCGGGTGACGACATTACTAAGGAGACAAACTCATGAAGGACATCGCCGACCGCATACGCGATCTCCGGAATGCACGCGAATTAAGCCTGCGTCAACTGGCTGACCTGTCCGGAATAAATCACAACGTCATTCACAAATGGGAGACTAGGAAGGCAACACCAAACCGATCGAACGTCGTTAAACTCGCCGATCTGTTCAACGTGAAGCCTGCCTGGTTGCTGTTTGGGCGTGACGACAACGCAACGGGCCTGAATGTGCAAGACACCTTTGCCGCACTGTCTATCCCCTCACAACAACAAGTAGACGCGCTCATCAACCATCTATTGGACATAGAGAGCGCTAGGGAATCAGCACATGGAAAAGACTCATAACGAGCGACACGAAATTTGGAACACCTACGCAAACAGGGCGCTAGTCGAGGCAACAAATCACTTTTGCTCTGGACATGGGCTGAAGTTTTTTTCTGTCCCGTTCGACAGTAAGTCAACGCAGCCCATAACTTTATTGAAAGAACTGTTGCAGCCCTGCCCTTGCCCCTCGGGCGAATGCAGCACGCATCGGGCATTTCGCATTGTTGCGGCAAAAATGGCGCACTTCTACAGCGGCTACTCGGCAGAGACGCTGGTGCTGTACAAAGACAGCGCGTTTGTGTGCGTGCGAATCCAAGATGAGCTCATGTACGTTGGCGTTCATCCTTGGGATCTGCCTGCAGTTAAGGCTTACGCAAGAGAAAACGACCTGTTCTACGACATGCGCAACGTCGAATTGCTCTACCTGAAAGGCAAATATAACGACTTCGACAACGTGCTCGTCGCATCGTTCTGAATTAATTGTTCTAGCTGTCTCCTTTTTGTTGACAGCGCATTAGGCCATCTATAGTGTTCTCCTTGTCAACGAACAAGGAGACACTCGATGACCGACGAAACGACACGCAACGGAAACAACGAGCCAACGATTGAATCGCTAGTCGCCAGGCTGGCAGAGCTCAAAAAGATTGAAGACGACGCAAAGCTCGAACGAGTAAAGCACGAAGCCGAGATCCTGCCCTTTCTCGACCAAGTCCAAGAAGGCAGCAAAACCACCACCCTCGCCAACGGCACGAAAGTCACAGTAAAAAATGGCTTCAACCGCCGGCTGGATCAAGAAGGCTGGAAGCGCATCAAGCACAAGATCCCGACAAACCTGCACCCAGTTCAGCTGAAAGAAGTGCTGAGCGACACGCAAATGCGTTACCTGCAGAACAACGAGCCAGACTTCTACAAAGAAATGTCTGCCGCCGTGACGACCTCCCCCGCGAAACCATACATCACAATAAAGGAGGCGTAATCATGGCCTTTGATCTCAAGTCGGTATCGCCGACACAATCTGCGCGCGCGCTGTTTGGGCTCGTCTTCGGCACCTCTGGTGTCGGCAAGACGACCTTTGCCGCCGACGCGCCCGACGCTGTTTTCATCCCAACGGAAGACGGCGCCGGCAGTCTCACGCTGCAGGCATT